GTTGCGAATATAAAGGATCATTTGGATTATCAGTAGTGGACCAATTGAAAGTTGTCAAATAGGATTCTCTGCATGCGATTGGCACTAAAGCCATTTCGTCCATGCCATCTAAACCAACAACCCTACCATCTATGGTTACTTCCTTTTTGGCATCAATAGCCAATGAACCAATGTTGTCAGGGACGTTAGTAACGGCCAGATGGCCCGCATGTCGTGGAAGATAAGAGCATGGCTCCTCTACGACACGGGGTCTCGAAAATCCGAATAATTGAGCCATACTACCTATACCCGACGCTATTACTTGCGTAGCGCGGGCGTACGGCCCAATCACAGGAGCATTTGACAAATCTCCTGCTAAATTTGCAATCTGATGAGCTGGCGCAGAAATCATGCCATATTCATCTTTTTGCGGCTCCTCACCACTCTGTGGTTCCAGACACATTGACATTACAGTGTCAGGACTAGGGGCGGGCGCAGTAGTGACTTCGATACCATCATTGTCTCTCTGCTGCGCCTCATGAACCCATTGAACGAACGAGTCTTCGTCGTTAGGAACCATCATTTGAGGTGGTGCAGAATCACAGGTACTATCACAGAAGAGAGCTGTAATAATAACCCTAAGACAGCGAGAACACAAGCGCAGTGAACTGTTGGGCTCAACAGGTACTTCCTCAGCCTGTGGGAGAATCTCGGGAAACAACTGGGACGTAGGAGTACTAACGTTAACGTCCTCAGCCATAGCAAACACAGTAATTGTCACCGGTTCAGGTGCATTGTTTGCATGTCTTAATGGATTCATAGAAGCAAGTGTAACTGCTCCCATATCGCGCCATTCAGCTCTAGCGATATCCAACGTGTTTTTATAGAAGAAGAAAGGTAGAACGAGTTCTCCTCCTTCACACGTAGTGGGGTTTAGGTACACATGGGGTCTCTGCGACGCTTGAATAAAATCCTGTCTTACACCATCAACGAACTTGGTGATATTGTCCAGGTGCGGTAGCGGTTGCGCAGAGGCGATAGCCCTCCCAAAATAGAAGGGGTTACCGTTTAAAACAAACTTCAATCTTAATCTACATCTGAGATTTCTGAAATGAGCCATTTTATTCGCGACTCGGGGCTCTTCAAAGTACAAAGCCCATGGATTAAAAGTTTGAAATAATGACGAACCGATTTCCCAACTAAATTCAGCGACTTTCACCGGTCGCTCAAAGAAATCAGAAGGGACATCAGACGTATCCGCATTGCCAAAAGTGGGATCGGGTTGAGTATTCATCCGATATTCCCATGTTGATTGCTGGTCTTTGAAATCAACAGTTTTCTCAGCCTGTCCGGCTCTTTTATTAATATTTACATTGAATATAGAAATGCTACATTTATTGATACAGTTTGGTGGGAGCATTAATCCTCAAACATTACGCACAAATAACATATAAGCCCTCTCCTCAAGTGGCGCAACACAAGGGAGATGGTAATCAATACATATTATATACAAGTTGGTACGGCCGTAGCCTAAAGAGAAGAAGTACAGCTCCCCTCGTCTTCGACGAAGGCATCTAAAAAGAACTCGATTAGATTGTCTTCGTTGGAGCCTTGTACAAATATCTTACCCCAATCATCATAGGTAGTGTCAATACGCCTGGATAGATGTATCATATTCATCTTTTCCAAAGCTTTGCGTATAACAGCACGATCTTCCTCGAAAGTGTATCTGTCATGTCTCGCAAGCTCCCGAAGAGCATTGTCAACATTACCAATCATGATGTCTGCTATTGGAGTCTTACTGTCACGAACACAGTGTAGACACTGCCGAATAGAATTCAACTCAATTGGAGCAAGATAAGTGCGGGTCCGAGCATCCATCCGCCATCTTCGTTTGCAAAACGTTAGTTCTGAGAAATGCACAGTTGGTATGGCTATTTCATTTTTGTTTGCATCCGTAAACGGCATGTTGAAGCTCGAGAAAAATAGTTGCATTTCCCGGGCATTGTACCACAGGAGGTTGGTTGTATCAGCACTATCATCACCCATTGTCAAAGCGTGAACGTGCCTCCTAAAAGGCGGAGGCTGACATTGATGATGACGCCACCACGACATATAGTAGAAGATTCGCTTCCTCAACGAATTTCCTCCACCATTCAATAGAATAGTATCCAGGGCTCCAGACGGAAGACTTCCG